GCCTCGCTGTTCGATGCGGCGTTCGCCGAAAGTCTCGCCGCCCGGATCGCGGATGAATGTTGCGAGCGCATCACGCAGTCAGACTCCAAGCGCCAGATCTGTATGGCAGCGTACAAGCGCGCGATCTCGGAAGCGAAGCTCGCCAACGCGCTCGAAGTTCCGTCTGAATCCGTGGCTGATGATACCTGGGTGATGGCGAGGGCGCGGTGAGGGCATCCCCGATCCTGACCAGTTTCAATGCTGGAGAGCTCTCCCAGAACATCTCCGGCCGTACGGATCTGGCCAAGTACTTCGCCGGCTGCCATCGGATCGAAGGCTTTCTGCCGCTCGTGCAGGGGCCGGCGGTTCGTAGGGGCGGTACCCGCTATGTATCGCCGGTCAAAACCCAGGCCAATCGCGGCTGGTTGCTCAAGTTCGAATTCTCGGCCACGCAAGCCTTTGTGCTGGAATTTGGGAATCTGTATGTGCGGTTCTATACCCTAGTTGGGGTATTGCTCTCGGGAGGTGTTCCCTACGAGATCGTCAGTCCCTATGCGCTCGCGGATCTGACCAATGCGGATGGGACCTGTGCGCTGAACGTCGAGCAATCCGGCGACGTGCTCTATATCGCCAATCGGTATCGAACCTATGCTCCGCGAAAACTGACCCGGATCAGCGATACCAATTGGGTCTTTTCGATCTACCAGCCTGTGCAGGGACCGTTCCTCGAGCAAAACGACCCCTCCACCTCCACGACAACCGTCTATGCCTCCGCTTCCACCGGTTCGGTCACGTTGACGGCCTCTGCCGCGCTCTTTGCTGCCACCGATGTAGGGCGGCTCATTCGACTTGAACTGGAGAACAACAACCTTTCGACCTGGGAAGTACACGTTGCCTACAACGGCAACGATTTGGCGCGCTTCGACGGCAAAACCTACAAGGCGCTGAATGCCGCGACCTCGGGGACGAATGCGCCCACGCAAGAGCATGGAACGGCCTACGACGGCAAATCCACCACCGGTGTGCAGTGGGACTATCAGGACTCGGGTTATGGCATCGCCCGCATTACGGCGTTTACGGACTCCACGCACGTCACCGCAACGGTGATCGTGGACAGCAAGAACGGGCTGAAACAGCTGCCCGCCAACGTGGTGGGGGCACCCAACGCTACCGCCCGCTGGTCACTGGGGGCGTGGAGTGCGACCACCGAATACCCGGCGTGCGTGAAGTTCTTTCGCAACCGGCTCTTCTGGTTTGGAAAGCTGCGGTTCTGGGGGACCGTTCCCAATGATTACGAGAACATGACCGGGGACCTCTTCGGTGAGGTGACCGCAGATTGTGCGATCTGGCTGCAACTGACCGCCCAGGATGTGAATGCGATTCTGTGGGCGCAGGCCATGCAAAAGATGGTCATCGGAACCGGGGGAGGAGAGTTCACCTTTGCGGAAGCCTCCAATACCGAACCCCTGGGACCGGCCAACTACAAGATCGACCCCCAAGCTAAGAAGCGGGTTAGGGCGGTGCAACCGCTGGTGGTGGGATCTTCGCTTCTGTACGTCCAGCGGGCGGGGCGCAAATTGCTCGCGCTCGACTACCGGCTGGAGCTCGACGCCTTCGTGCCGACTGACCTGGCGGTGCTCTCCGATCGCATCACTCGTACCGGGATCATCGACATAGCCTATCAGGGGGAACCGTACTCGATTGTCTGGTGCGTACTCAGTAACGGCAAACTGGTGGGGTTTACCTACGACAAAGACCAGGAAGTGACTGGGTGGCATCGTCACCCGATTGGCGGGAACGGATTTGTAGAGTCCGTATGTGTCATTCCCGCCACCGATGGGTCCCGCGATGAAGTGTGGTTGATCGTCCGGCGCACCATCAATGGGGCGACGACCCGGTATGTGGAAGTCATGCAACGCCCGTGGGAATCGGCCGACGAGGATGGGACGGGAGGCGATGATCCAGCGGATGCCTTCTATGTGGATTGCGGGCTGACCTATTCAGGGGGGCCCGCCACGCTCATTAGCGGGTTGTCGCATCTGGAAGGGCAAACCGTGCAGGTTCTGGCGGACGGCGCCGTACAGCCTTCTCAACAGGTTCAGTCGGGTCAAATCACCCTCGTGCGGGCGGCGAGCACCGTGCAGATCGGCCTTCAGGCCTCGGCCCGTCTCGTGACCATGCGGTTGGAAGGCGGCGGTGGAGATGGGACGAGCCAAGGCAAGATCGGACGCATTCATAAGCTCGTCGTGCGCTTCCTCGATACCGCGCTCGGCAAGTGCGGACTCTTCGGCGGCAAGCTCGATGACGTGGCGACCCGTTCGCCCTCAACGCCAATGGGGGATCCGGAGCCCTTCATCACCCATGACGTGGTGGTGGATTTTCCGGGCGATTACGAGACTGACAACCGTATCGAGATTCGCCAAGACGCCCCGGTCCCCATGACGGTCGCCGCCATCATGCCGCGCATGAAGAAGTACGACCCATGAGACTCATAGACTTCAGTCCCATCGATCTCATTACCTTTCGGGATCCGCTGGCCTCCGTGTCGTATGGAATCGCCTTGGCCGAACGCGGCCCCGCATACACGCTGGTCGATGAAAACAACATCGTGTTGTGCGGCGGGATCGCCCGTGATCCACACGGTCAGGGTTGGCTGTGGACGTTCATCAAGCCCACCACCCGTTTTCTGGCGGTGCACGGGTATGTGAAGCGGTTCCTCGAAGTACACCCCGAGCCTTTGACCGCCACCGCAGCGCAGAACGGACAAGGCTGTCGCTGGTTGCAGACACTGGGCTTTACGCGTGCTGAGTCCATGGCCGGCTTCTATCCCGGCTGTCCGGATCAATTCGTCTATCGGAGAGGCTGATGCAGGCGCTTCCTTGGCTCATCTCGGCAGGCGGGGCGGTCTCCCAAGGGATGGATGCGAACTCCGCAGCCAACGCCAATGCGGCAGCCTTAGGGCAGCAAGCGCATGTCGTTCAGTCCCAGGCTTATGCGGATGAGCAGACCCAACGCCGTCAGTCCCGTCAGGTCTTAGGAGAGCAAGCCGCGGCCATCGCCCAAGCCGGCGGAGGAGCCGGTGGAACCTCGGCCAAGGTCGTCGAACAGTCGGGCATCAACGCCGAGCTCGACGCGCTCAACATCCGCTACGGCGGCGCCATGAAAGCCTCCGGTCTTATGGCCCAGGCGCAGGCTGAGAAAGCGCAAGGCCGTTCGGCGCTGGTACAGAGCGGGTTTCTGGCCGGTGCCAATCTCTTGAAGGGCTATGCAGCCCGGAAGGTGGCATAAGTGCCACAGATCATTCCCGAGTATCAGCAGCGCACGAATGTCTCCGGCTCCGGACTGGGCCCGGGCGCGGTGACCCCGTCCTCCAGTGGTTTGGGCGAAGGACTGCAGGATCTGGCCGGCGGTACACAAGCCGTCGTTAAGGCGATCGATGTCGTCAAGGAGCGCGATGCCGCAACCTGGAGCGCACAGACGCTATCCAACACGCAATCCTCATGGATGCAGCAGTTGGAGGACCGCAAACTCAAGGCCGATCCCGGGGCGCCGAATTTCACGCCCACGTTACTGAAGGACTTCGACGCGCAGGCGAATCAGGTGGCGCAGGGAGCCCCGACCCGCCAGTCCAAGCAATTCATGACCGAGCGGCTGTTAGCACTGCGGGAAGAGCTGCAGCGCAACGCGATGAGCTTTGAGGCGGCTTCCCGGGTTCAGAACAATGTCAATGTTGCCAGTAAGTCGATTGAATCTGCCAGTACCGAACTACAGAACAACCCGCACCTCTTCACTCAGAGACTGGCCGAACGCAATGCGCTGTTCGATGCGATGCCGCTCACCGCCGAGCAACGCCAGCAGCTGAAGGACAAGGCCGAGAAGGAGATGGCCTACAACTCAGTGGTGGGGATGATCCAGATGCATCCGGCCAACATGCTCGCCACTTTGAAATCAGGTGACTCGACCGATCCTGCCATTCGCGCGCTCAGCCCGGAACAACGGGTACAGGCTGAAGGGCATGCCCGTCAGGCCATCAACGCGCAATACATCGATCAGGAACACCAACTGACCTTGGCCAAACAGGCCGAGGAATTGCGCCAGAAACAGACGCAGAACACGTTCCTGCAGCGCATGAGCGATGGCAAGTTGGATGCGCAGACCGTATTGAATTCCAACCTCGCGCCATTCGGCTCGGGCTCCAAGGATGAGTTCCTGAATATGCTCAAGGCGCGGGATAAGGCACCGAAGACAGATTCAGCCACGTTCAATGAGCTGTTCGCGCGCATCAACCTTCCCGATGGGGCTACGGGCAAGGTCACAGATGCGAACCAACTCAATCCGTACCTGATCGATGGCCGGCTGGATATTCAGGATCTGGACAAGTTGCGCGCGGAAGTCGAGCACAAGGGAACGGCAGATGGCGAGGCGGAAGCGAAGCTCAAGAGCGGACTCATTGAAGTGGCCAAATCAACCCTGACACATAGCAATCCGCTCATCGGTCTGCAAGATCCGATCGGGGATGAGAATCTGCAGCGTTTCACCTCGTGGTTCCTGGGCGAATACCAAAAACAGCGGGGTGCGGGCAAGAGCGCGGCAGAGCTACTCGACCCCGACAGCCCCGAGTATTTGGGTAAACGGATCCGCAGTTATGTCCGCGGACCGCAGGACATCATGCAGGACGTGCTGAAATCCGCCACGCAAGCTCCGGGGCAAGCCATCCCGCGCAAGGAAGGGGAATCGGCTGAAGAGTATCTGAAGCGGACCGGTAAGCTGTGAGCGGCCAGGATCAACTGCAGGCGCTCAAGGACGCGGGATTCAGTTCCTCCGAACTCGCCTCCTATCAGGCCGACCGTTCCGCCGCACTGTTGAACGGCGGATTCTCGCAACAAGAGGTGGCCTCGTACTGGGGTGACAAGCCTTTCAACTCCGCTCCTGTGAGGGATTACTTCAAGAAGAACCTGGGCACCGTCAAGGGTGAGCCGGGCAAGCAATTGGGGTTCGGTGACTATCTGGATGCGGGCTGGCAGATGTCCGTCACGGGGCTCATCAAGCGCGGAAAACTGCCCGATACCTTGGCACCCGAAGATGCGCCGATGTGGGGACGGATCGCCTCCCAGGTGAGCCAGATCGCAGGCGATCTGCCGGCGATGTTGGGAGGTGCGTTTCTGGGTCAGCAGGGCGGGGCTGCATTGGGAGCCGTTGCGGGTACGGCCATTTCGGGCCCGGCCGGAACCGAAGCGGGCGGGGCTGCGGGAGCGACGTTGGGAGCGGGCTACGGCGCCTTTGCACTGCCGGCGTACTTAAGGCGGGTGATGGTGGATGCCTACCGCAAGGGCTCGCTGAAGGACGCCCAGGACTTCTGGGAGCGCACCTCAAGTGCCTTCCTCGAGGCGCACAACTCCGGTGTGGTGGGCGGAATCACCGCCGGGACGGGCGCCCTGGTGGGTGCGGCCGCAACACCGGTTATGAGTCCGATCGCCGCCCAAACCGCCAAATTGACCAGCGAGATCACGAGCATGGTGACAGCCGGCAAAGCCATGCAGGGCCAGTTACCGAGTGCCAGTGACTTTGCCGAGGCCGCGATTCTCGTGGGTGGACTGCATTTGGCGACAGGCGGGGCAGGCCAACTCAAGCGCCTGACCGGCAAGGTGGGCGATACCTACGCGGATACCGGGATCCGACCGCAAGAGGTGGTGCAGGACGCGCAAACGGACCCCACCGTCAAACAGGACCTCGCCAGCGACAACATCGACATCCCGAAGCGTTATGAAGGGCAGATTGACCCCACCGTGAAGCCGCAAGAACCGGTACCGGTGAAGGTGCCCGAGCAGATGCGCTCGCAGTCGATGGCCGTGGAAGGATCCGTCCCGACTGACGTAGCTATTTATCCTGGGCCGCCTCAAGAGGAAATTTCCTACGAGCACGTGTTTGCGGACGCTGCCCAAAAGGAGGTGCTCGATCGTATCGCGCCGAATGGTACGACGGGCAAAAAGATCACGCTGGAAAAGATCTACACCGCGTTAGTTGATGACCTGCATCCAATCAAGCAGCTCAGTGAACTGTTGAACTCAGCAGAGCCGCAGCGCGCCAAAAGTTCGGCAACTGAGGATCAAGCACAACTGACCGCGGAGGGGAAACCTCAGATTGGAGCTGAGCCAGGGAAGAGTCTCAAAACCCAGTCCTCCGATGTGTCTTTTCTGAATGCAGCGCAGCTGCCGAAATTTCCGCAATCCGCGCCTCCGCTGGAAGTTAAGAATGATCCGTATCAATTGGCTCGCCTGACGAGGGGGGCGATGGGCAAGGCTGATCACTTCCTCGAATATTCGCCCTTCAAATTTGATTCATTCAAAAACGTCGGAGTGCCGCTGACCAAGATTCTGGAGCCCGTCAAAGACGATCTGGATGGACTGCGTGCTTACGCGATATCCAAACGGGCATTGGAACTCGAAGCGCGGGGGATCAAAACGGGAGTCCCTTTGGATTCTGCGCGGGAAGTCGCGGCTTCGGGTGCTGCCAAGTACCAGAAGACTTTTGATCAGATCAGGGAATTTCAAAATCACACGCTTACCTATCTGCGTGATTCCGGCATTTTATCTCAGCAGGCTTTCGAAAAAATGCAGGAAGCGAATCACGACTACGTGCCGTTCTACCGATTGATGGAAGAAGGCGAGGGGATGAGCGGATCCAAGGGTGCTGGCAGGGGCTTGTCCGTACGCTCACCCGTCAAGTCAATTGAGGGCTCAACCCGCAAGATTGTCGATCCTCTCGAGTCGATCATCAAGAACACCTACACCTATGTACAGCTCGCGGAGCGCAATCGCGCGCTTTCCGCGCTGGCCGATCTAGCTGATAAAGCGGGGAAGGGTGCAGAAGACCTGATGGTTCGCGTGCAGTCCTCGGTCAAAGCCGACGCGATGTCAAAGGCGTTTGCCAAAGAGCAGGGAGTCGAAGTCAATCCCGAAACGCTCACGCTTTTTCGGTCGCGGACCCCAGGTCTGAGAGACGACGAAGTCGCGCTCTACCGCAATGGCGAGCGCCAGGTTTTTCAAGTGTCTCAGGACGTGGCTACCGCGGTGAGGGCCTTGGATCAGCAGTCCATCGGACTCGCCATCAAAATCATGAAGGCGCCAGCAAGTTGGATGAGAGCGGGAACCACGCTGGCTCCCGACTTCGCCGCCCGCAATTTTATCCGCGATCAGCTCACCGCGTTTAATTTGGGGGAGAAAGGCATCACCCCCGTAGTCGATGCCATTCGGGGATTGGGGTCACTCTTCAAGAAGGACGAGGACTATCAATCATTTCTGAAGTCCGGTGGTGCTAACTCCGCCATGGTGGCGATCGACCGACACTATATCGAGCAGAATATATTCAAGCTCTCACGCGACACCGGATTGATGTCCAAGACATGGAACATCATAAAAAGCCCGCTGGAAATCCTCCGGGTAACGTCCGAGATCATAGAAAACTCCACTCGGTTAGGTGAGTTCAAACGCCAGACCCAAGGTGAGAAGGGCGCGGATACCATCATGCAAGGCGGCATGGCGGCCCGTGATGTCACGCTCGACTTCCAACGGGTGGGCGCTCAAACCCGTGCGCTCAACATGATTGTTGCGTTCTGGAACGCGCACGTGCAGGGGTTGGACAAAACCGCGCGCGCCTTTGTCGATCGACCGGTTCAAACTGCTTTCAAATTGGGCGTCTCGGTCACGTTGCCTTCCGTGCTGCTCTGGTACGCGAATAACGAGGATCCGCGCTGGGCCGAGATTCCGCGCTGGCAGAAGGATCTGTTCTGGATCGTGATGACCAAGGATCACATCTACCGCATTCCCAAACCGATGGAACTCGGGATCATCTTTGGCAGTCTGCCAGAGCGAGCCCTGGAGGCTTATAAGGGCCACAATCCCAAGGCCTTCCAAAACCTTGGCGACTCGCTTATGCAGGCCTTCGCGCCCGCCTATATTCCCACATTTGCGATCCCGATCGTGGAGCAGTTCGCTAACCGCTCCACCTTTACCGGCAATCCGATCATCCCCTCAAGCCTCGAAGGGATCATGCCGGAGTATCAGTACACCGACTACACCACCGAGTCCGGAAAGCTCTTAGGGAAATTCTCTGCCACGATGCCAGGGCTGAAAGACTCGACCATGTCATCGCCCGCCGTGATCGAAAACTACGTACGCGCGTGGTCGGGTCAGTTGGGTCAGTACGCACTGAAACTGGCTGATCAAGCCCTGATCAGTACCGGCACGATTCCCGATCCGGTCAAACCGGCGGCCAGCCTGGCTGACATCCCCGTTATCAAGGCGTTCGTAGTCCGCTATCCGTCCGCTTCGGCCCAGTCGATCACGGATTTTTATGATGCCTACGACAAGACCAACACGCGGTTGAACACCATCAAGTACCTCGCCAAGAGCGGGGAGATCCAATCAGCCCTGGATCTGATGAAGATGGCTCAGAGTGAGAACGACCTGTTTCGGTTGCAGGGCATCAAAGAGGCGCTTTCGACCCAGACAAAGTATATCCGCCTGGTCGCCAAGAACCCGCAAATGACACCGACCGAGAAGCGTCAACTGATTGACGGGGTCTATCTCATGATGATCAACGCGGCTCACCAAGGTAATCAGATCATGGATTCCATGAACGTCCAACTGAAGGCGCGCGGGGTGTCCATGCAGATGCCACCACCCACAACCTTGAATCCGTCCTCCAGTGAGGCAAGGCTGCAACAATGACTATTCCCGCGCTGGCCAACGAGATCACCTACGACGGCGACGGCGTCACCGTGAATTTCGGAGTGCCTTTCCAATTCGATACCGCAGCGGACCTGAAGGTCTTCGTGACCGATACGGTCACGGGTGCTGTTCAGCCCCTGAGCAGCGGGTTCAGCGTGATTGGAACCAATGTCGTCTTTGTTTCAGCGCCGAGCGGGACGACCAAGGTCACCATCTTGGACGATCCAGCGCTTACCCAGCCGACCGATTATGTGAGTCTGGACGCTTTCCCAGCAGAGAGTCACGAACGGGCATTGGACCGGGTCACCCGATTGTGCAAGCGCTTACATCAGCAGTGGGTGCGCACATTGCGCCTGGCGGATGGGGACCTTGTTACCGATGGCGCCATCACCTCCACGGTCAACCGACGTGGCAAGTACCTCTTCTTCAACACCATCACCGGGGCAGTGGAGTACGCCACATCCGTCATTGGACAGACCCTATCGCAGTCGGTCATCGCGCAGTTTCTGAACCCGCAAACAGCCGCCGAGATTGCCGCAGGGATCACGCCTGTCAATTTCAGTTTCCCCTCCGGGGATGTTCGCCGCTATGGCGCGGATGCGACGGGTGTCGCGGACAGCTTCACGGCGTTCCAAAACGCACTCAAAGGGGTGGGGACGTATGGTCGGGTGATCGTTCCAGCAGGACAGTACAGCCTTGCCTCCATCTCACTACCTCTGATCGTACAGGCCGACTACCAATCCATCCAAGCGCAGGGCGATGCCGTTCTCACGGTGACGGGAAGCAGCGGCGCCTATACGACGGTCATTGATTGTGTCAACCGCAATGGACTGACGGTCTCGGGCTTGAGTTTCGTCGGTAACAGCCAGGCCGATAGCATTGGCAAGGGCGCGGCGATTCAGTGGCGTAATCTAAACAGCAGCGTGGCGTTAGATGGATTCACGGTCCGCAACTGCTCGTTCCGCAACTTCAAGGCCGATTACTGGATTCTGGTGAGCAACAACGGCGGCGGCACCGCGACGATGACGAAGGTGTCCATCTGCAACAATAATTTTACCTCTCAGTCTGGCAATTCACGCACGCCTGCGCTGCTGACGGAAGACTCCGCGTGCATTGGGATCGCCGGCAGTGGTACCAGTCTGGCAGGAACTATCCAGGGTATCGAGATTGCCAACAACATCGCGGAAGGCGATTACATCAAGTCCTTCGTGGTTTGCTACCAGTCAACTCGCTATATCGAGATCATCGGCAATCAGGCCCAGCGCTTCGGCACCAGCGGGATCACGGCAGACTGCGGGGCTTATGCCATCATGCTCTATGACTCATCCGGCTTCCAGCCGCCGAGTCGTTACAACATTAGTGGCAACCTGATCACGAGTCCTTTCAGCTGTGGTTTGTATCTGGCCAATACCAACCAAGGTGTGGTAAGCGGTAATACGATCACCGGTCAGACTGACACGGCCGATGGGACCTTGCCCAAAGGCGCAATTGCCATCAACGGGGGCCAGGAAATCTCCGTCACGGGGAACAACCTCTACAACTGCTACCGCTCCATTTCCATTTCCAGCGGCGCGAGCAATGTCGATCTGAAGTCGAACAAACTAGACTCCACGCAGAACAATTCGATCGGCGTCAAGCTGAACAACGGGGTGGGCGGATTGACCCACATCGATATCACGGCGAACTCCATGAACATGACAGGCACCAACTGCCAGGGTGTCTATATTCAGAGTTTCACGGGTGGCGGTAATCTCTTCGATCAGATCCATATCGGCAACAACAAGATCAGTTGCTCTCAGTATTGCATTCAGGTGACCACGGGCGATGCTAGTCACAATGGCCAGAATCTACGGATCATGGGGAATAAGCTCAACGCCAACCTGCAGCACATCAGTTGCACGGGATACACGACCGCCATCACCGTCGCCAACAATGTGTTTTCCGGCGCGCCGACAGCGGATGGCTGTGACCTGTCCTCGAGCACCAAGCTGTCGCTCATCGGGAACTCATTCGAGGATTTCACGAGCGGGTACGCCTTGAAGCTAAACGGTGCTCAGGGCGAACTGTGGGGAAACAGTTTTGTCAGATGCAGCGGCGGACTCATTGACTCCGGAGGAGGAGGCGAGATTCTCGGGACCGTGGTTCCCACGTGGACCGGTGTAGCTGGCATGAAGGTACAGACCGGTTACTCAGGGGAGGGCGGAGCAGGCGGAAGCAAGTATCTTATCATCGGTTGGATTTACTCCGGTGCCGGCTGGTTACCCATGCGCGTGCTGGACGGTAATTAAATCGAATTTTGGCATTGTGCTTACCATGCGGCCACCAATAGGAAACCATCATATTATGGGAGCGAAATGAATGACCTGGATGGGTGGAAGGCATTCCAACTCGCCAGCACGTTTGTGGTGGGAATCCTGGCGTGGCTTGGAAAACGCGCCGTCGATAAAATCGAAAGGCTACAGGACAATTCCGTGACGCGCTCCGAACTGAAGGAAAACATGGCATTGATGCGCGAGGAGCGGCAATCAATGCATCAGGAAAATCAGAACCACCTGGACCGTATCGAGAAAATAATCGGCGAGAACGAACAGCGCGACTCACAGACTCGGCACGACATTCGCGAGACCGTACACGCCATGTCGCTGCAGCTAGCGGTTCTCACGACCGAGCGCCGGCGCCAGCGGGGAGATCCTCCGCGGTGACTGCCAGTTCCGATGACATCCGCCTGCGTGAGTATGTGGATGTCCGGTTCGATGCGGCGGCCCAAGCCGTGGCGGCAGCCCTCGCCGCTCAGGAGAAGGCTGTCGCTGCGGCGCTCGCAGCGGCTAAGGAAGCGGTCATTAAAGCCGAGACCGCGACCGAAAGACGATTCGAGAACAGCAACGAATGGCGCTCCACGGTCGAGACGCTCCAGCGCACCTACATGCCGCGGACCGAATCGATACAGATGCACGGCGCCACAACCGAGAAGATCGATGCGCTGCAGAAGTTGGTCTGGATTGGCATGGGGCTACTGAGCGCGTTTCAGTTCTTCGTCGGGATCGCAGTCCTCGTATGGAGAAAGGGATGAGCCTGCGAGACTGGTGGGACGCCATCAAGGAGCTGGTGAAGAAACCGGATTCCAAACCCTGGTTGCCCCCGCGTTCCTGGCCTGCTGACAAGCCGCTGCCACCTCCACCCGAGAAAAAGAAGTGACCGCCGTCGAACTCACCGAAGCGCGGTTGGACCCGGAAGAGGGGACGAAGCTGTATCCCTACGATGACGCGACTGGCCTACGGGTGCGTGCACCCAAAGGCCATATCAGCTGGGGGAAAGGCTTCAATCTCGATGCCTGTGGATCCGTGGGTCTTTTCAATGTAATGCGGCGCTACCTGCTCGAGCAGGAAGATGCCACGCTCCACGCGCTCTCTTGGTATACAGGTTTGGATCCCGTGCGACAGTCGGTCTGTCTCGACGTTGCCTACAACGATGGCACATCGGGTCTACTCAATTTCCACCACATGATCGCTGCTCTGACCAAGGGTGACTGGGCCACCGCAGCGGCGGAATGCAAGGTCAAGAATCCAGAACTCAAAGCGCGCTATGCCACGCTCGCACAACTATTACTCACGGGGTCTCCATGAACGAAACACCGGCCGCCGCACCTTGGTACAAATCGAAGATCCTCCAAGGCATCCTCACCATCGTCGTCACGCAGCTCATTGGCAAGCTGCAGACCCTCTATCACTTCGATACCACGCTATTGGGCTTTGGCATCAACGACATCGTGGCCTGGCTGATGGATCTCATCTCGGCTGCGGCCTTGGCGTATACGACCCACGCGCGCGTAACACAGAAAACGGTCCCCGTGATGACGGGCACCCAGACCACCGCCGATCAGATCAACATCGCCAATCCTTCTGGAGCACCTACCAATGCGCCGATTACTCCCCCTGCCTCTACTGCTCGTCCTACTGTGTAGCTGCGCACAGCTGGGCCTCACCACCCCGAAAGGCTTCGATCAGCAGCTGGCGAGCGCATACGGCATTCATACCGCCGTCATCTCCGCTACGACCACGGCATTGACCTCCGGCAGCATCTCGAGCGCCGATGCCGAGCACGTGCAGACGATTGCCACCACCTCGAGGACACTGCTGGACACCGCCAAAGCCGCTGAGACCGCAGGAGATACCGCAGGAGCACAGAAGAATTTGGTGCTCGCCATGAGCGCGCTGCAGGCCTTGCAGACCTACCTCAATACACACGGGAGTGCCAAGTAATGGGTACCGCTGTTGCCGTTGCCGTCGATCTGCTAGTGGAGCTCCTGAAGAATGCCGGCCAGATCAGCCAGCTGATCCAGACTGCCCAGGCGAATGGGCAGTCCACCCTCACGCCCGAGCAGTGGGCCACTATCGTAGGTGCGGATGATTCAGCGGAAGCCGCGCTGGCTGCCGCGATCGCCACCGCCAAAGCACAGGGGAAATAACCATGGACTTCGATCTAACATGGCTCTTATGGTTTCTAGTGGCTGTCGTCGCGCTGGCGATTGCCTACTGGATCGTCAGAACTCTGATCATGCCCGTGGTTCCACCCGGTGCCCAACCAGCTGTATGGGCCATCATCGGGTTGGTCTTGCTGTTCATATTGATCGCCTTTGTGACGGGCCACTTTGGCGGATTCCATCACTCCGTTACCGCTCACTAGGAACTCCCCATGAAAGCCCTCATCGCTTTATTGCTCCTGCCTGCGCTCGCGCTCGCTCAGACTCAGACCTGCACGACCGCTGCTGGCACGTTCACCTTTGCGCCGGCCGTAGCGACAGTCCCGCCTCCACCGCCTGGCAATACGTTCTGGGTTTACCACAACGGTGTCATGGCCTGGGGCGGCGACTACTCCTTTGGCGGCATCACCATCAACTATGAAGACACGCAGGGCAAGCCGCTCTCCGGATCCCTCGACATCTCGGCCAGCCTGCACGGCCAATGGGGCGGTTTCCTGCCCTACGCGGGCGGGACCGTTCCGTTATGGGCCTTCGATGACAGCCCCTATACCTATTTGACGTTCGCGCTGAAGCCGACCAGGGCCGGTATGGCGGCCCAAGTATTCTTCGTGAAGGTCGGCGATATCCCGGTGGGCGTGGTGGTGAATCCGTTCAAGTACGGGCCAGCGCCCCTACCGGGTGTCTGGGGGACATACAAGATCCCGCTAAAGGATCTGGGCGTACTGAAAACTAGCGTCTACAAGTTCGCGATTCAGGATCAGACGGGCACGAGCGACAACGTGTTCTACCTAGATAACATTGGATTCACGAACTGATCATCCGCTAAACCTGCAACGTTGGCGGTAATAGCGTATCGCTCTGCTTGACTATTTCTACCGGCAGATCCCTGAAAGCCTCGATAGCTGCGTCGTACCACCCGTCTGGCACAACGTAGATGAGTCGCGGCAAATCAGGCATTTTTGCAGTCATTAGCCGCTCCAAGATATCTTCCAGTGAGGGTGTCGTACTCATCGACGCAGAGCGTGTAGCGCCACGCCTCGTGTATTGGTTACTGAATTCCCGCGCTTCGTGTTGCAGGAATAGTGAGCCAACTTCAGATTGGCGAGTCGATGGGAGCCGCCTTTCGACTTCGGCGTCACATGGTCCAGCGTCGGCTTCTCTTGGAAGGCGAAGGGCAGCCCACAAATCCAGCAGTTCGGCCCGTCGCGCTTAACGATAGCTTCCCGCATGGCTCGTGTCTGATCAGCGCCCCAGTGCGACTTGTTTCGGTCGCGTGGCTTCGGTGATTTGAAGATATGATCCATCAGCGTTTACTCGAATCGACGCTTCGCAGTTCTCTGCAGAACCTGATGCCCGTGCCTACGATGGATATCCGCCACCTCGTCATTCCACGGGATCACGGCTCGCACATCGTCATTCTGGGCCCAGTCGCCGGGGCAGCGCTTGCAGCAGATCCGACGGCTGAATGCACTGAACTCCTGCAGTACATAGATCTTGTGGCCCGCGAGCCAGCACCAGAGTCTAGCGAGCATCATTGGTTCTCAGATGATCTCTCGGTATTCAGGATTTCCCAGCTGACGCCATCGATAGGTCATGTGCTTCTTGAGATACCTACCGGCCCGCTTGTAACCGGGATTCTTCGGCTCCCACGCATAGCCAAATCCGTCAGTGACACCGTTGCGGTAGGCGCAGACGTTGGAGTAAATGACGAACGCCACGACAACCACGGTTCCGCCGACCCAGAGCCATTCAGTCATGAGATGCTCCCGATTTCAACTCGTGCTCTGTCCCGGAAGTTAGGTCCCCCGCGAGCGCAGATAGCACATCGGCATACATCAGATTCCCATGACGGGCCCGGTAGCGCCGATCAGCCTCGGCAAGTGCAGATTCGGCAGCGGCCAATCTGGTCTGCACGTTCACTGGGATGGCTACGAACTGGCTGGTGCAGGCGGGGCAAATCACCGTGTCGTTGCTGGGCTCAGTAGGCCCGAAGCGCTGCGGGAACGAAGCGCCTTGTAACGGTTCGTCCGCTGTGGTTTCCCAAAGACTCTTGAAAGCGCCTCGAATCTCGTCTAGCGAGCACTCATCCAGAATCCGGCGAATCTCGGCGCGTAACCGCTCCTTTGTCATCCG